ACTTTTTCGCATGTCAAGCTCTAATGTGACAGATGCCTGATGTGCGCCGGCGCCTATTCTAACCGTGATCGGCATCGTTATGTATTTCCTTTACAAGTTGTTGGGTTCTCATGACGGTAAGCAACACGTCTTCCGTAATAGTAGAACGAGAATAAGATTTGAGTTTTTGAACAATTCTTTGAGTCTTATCACTCATCTCCTCATCCGCTTGAATCTCATCAATCTTATAAGCTTTTTGAAGCTCATTAATTAAACGTTTTATTTCTTCATTCAAAAAAAGTTTAAGCTCTACAGAGTTATCAGCAAATGAAGATACATAATAATTTAATAATTGCTTTTGTTCTTCTAAAAGTGCTGTTTCATATTTATTATTAAATTTCTTAGCAAACGTACGATAAACTATATCATCTACTGCTTGTTCTGAATCTTTTTCTTTGGCGGTAAGCATATTAATAATAATTTCATTTTCTAAAATTACACGATTTTTGGGCGAAATCTTATCTGAGAATATTTGTGCAATAGTAGCGAGAGTTTTGTAATTGGGAACAAAATTATTAAAAACTGTGGGTGAGAGTTCTTTATTAACATCTTTGATAAGCGCTGTTTGGGCTTTAAACAGGCCGGTGGGATCTAAGAGCCTTCTCTGTAATTTTGATTCTCTAAGGATTTTTTCCAATGTAAAGCGATCTAAATTTTGCCCTTCGCATAAAGAGCGATAACAATCCAAATCTTTTTTAAGTTCACTTCCTATTTTAAAATGCAATTTAAGCAACTTCACCGCTTTGTTCTTTCTATCTCCATCTTTCTTTAAGATAGCAAGGGTTGCCTCCTTAATCAGGGCTTCATAAACAAAAGCGGTGTTTCTCTTCTTATTGTGTTTAATTCTCATTTTCGTGCTCCGTTATAATCTCGTTGGTGTTCTCTAAACTTTCTAATAAATTACGAATCGAATCATTTAATTGAAACAATTTTGCCTCTTCTGTTTGTTCACTCAAATTATAAATAGATTCTTCTTGTTCATAAACACCTTCGGCCTGGGGAACAAATCCTTTCCCAAGCGATTTAAGACCATCTGCATATCCCGGCAGGATATTACGCATAGTTGAACTTCCTTTTTCTGACGCGTATTGAGAACGCGTAGAGCGCAGGCGCGCCCCACTATCATGTCGAGGTACCTTTTTGGGATTATAAATCTTAGGACTCTTACTATTGGGCCCTTGATGTAAACGAGGTGCCTTACGTGAGCCAGGTGGGACCGCGAGAAGGGTTTCCTCTGTCTCAGGGGCGCCTTCGGCGCCGGCTTCCGCGGCGGGCATTTCTTCGGCTCCCCCTAATTCACCGCCGAGATCGCCGCCGAGATCACCGCCGAGATCACCGCCGGACATATCCATGCCGCCGCCTGGCATGGCTTCTGCTGCTGCAGCTTCGGCCACTGCCTGGAGTGCAGCATCGTGCTTGCGATCATAATACATTTCTCGTTGATTGCGCATGAATTGCTCATGGGACATACCAAAGATGTGTTCGGTAACCCACCGTCGTGCGACATAACCTTCGGTGGCCGACGCAGCAATATCAAACTTCTGCTTCCAGTGTTCCATCTCTTGAAGTTCTGCAATCTTTGAGGGATTGTTCAGCGACAATGAGAAGTTTAAGAGATCATCTCCTCTAAACCCTAATGTATAAAGATGGATGATACCAATTTTCGTAAGCTCGGCAACAATAACACGTTGTAATCTTTGAATAGTTCTGGCAAAACGAATGTCTTTTTGGGCCAACGTTGTCTTATCTTCTTCGGCGCCTTCGCCATGTGTGAGATAAGAGTGAGGAATCTTTAAAGCAGAGAACAATTTATCGCGAAGATATTTGATATCATCGATAGCTGTAATATTTTGCGCGCCGGCTAATGATTGAATGTCTGTCACTGAACCAGCACGAACTGGAATGAAATAGTCTTCCTCGATGCTCATTGGGTTATACCGCAAGTCAACACGACCGGTATCAGGATCGATTACTTGGTGTCGTTTAAGTTGCGTTACAATCTTTTGCATGTATTGTTCCACTTCTTGTGGTGGAATAGAGCCTACATCAATCTTAAATACTCGTCGTTCAGAAGAACGTACAATGCGATAAGCCATCATCGCATCTTCCATCAGCACCAATTGGCGCCAGATGCGTCGTGCAGGTTCCAAAATAGAAGAACCATAAGGAGCGTACTTGTCATTGCCCAAAATACGAAAATGACATACCTGCCAATTTTCAAAAGTCATTCCAGCAGAGTTCCATTGATATTGTAGATAGTTGGGGTTTGTGGCATCTTTTCCTTCTAATCTCTCAATCTCTGCGGGAGGCAAAGCTATCACGGATTTGACGCCAAATGTTTCGTCAATATCCAAATACAAAAAGAAGTCTCCATATTTGGACATCGTGCGGGCCCAACCAAAAAGATTATATTGGAGATTTATCACTTGATCAAAGAGAGCGGTAAGCACTGCTCGAATTTCTTCGTTAGGGCATTTGATGTTTAACATGGGGCTGAGATTAGAATAAGTCGTCATCTCGTCCGCATAAATATCTAAGGTCGAAGCAATCTCCGGGGTGTATTCCATCTGATCAAAATCTACATATCGTTCAGTTCTGCGTTGGTTTGCGATTGCATTCGTCGCGATTGTGTCCAGCGGATTATAAACCGCTTTCTTAAACTGTTGTCCGGACGCAGATTTAAATCGAGACGAAAACTTATCTAGATGTTGTCTTCGAATTCGGCGTCCAGATTGAGACCGATAATTAACAATCGGCCCAGAAAACAATCTAGTTAACATTTTAAATAAATTTGAATCGGGGTTTACATTTGTTTTATTAGGGGGCATTTAATTTCTCACTTTATAATCCATTTAAATTGATCATACATTTCTTTGGCTTCACTCATTTTATCAAAAACATTATCTTTTTTGTAGCCACTTTGACCACTTATTTTAGTATTAAAGGTTGTCTTGCTTGTGATAATGGCATCTAAAAATGCCTTTTGATAATTGAGATCGCGCGCATTTGCTTGCAACGCTGTATCTCGTACCCAACACCCAATTGCGAGGGCCATAATTAAATCATCATGATAACTTTTCATTGCTTGTGGTTTACCATTTTTCCATATAAACGTTTTCATCTCGTTAACTGTACGAGACGAATATATCTTAATTAGTTTATTTCTGATAAACTCCTCTAATTTCGCTACGATAAGGGGGCGCGTTTTCATAGATGTAGTAAAGCCCGGGACAGCGCTGTTTCTAACTTCGGCCTGATGTTGTTCGATATATTCATGCGTAGACTTAACTGAATAATAAAGATTGGGATATCCATATTCAATTAATTTATCTAATACAGTATAACCAATATTGTTATTCTCAACCACCAACATACATCCACCATATTCTCTGCCTACTTGATTCAGCATATTAGCATACATATCTGGCGTTGGCTTTCCTTGATATTCTCCTATAATTTCTAATGTCTCTAATTTAAAAATATGAAAAGTGGAATAATCTGCGGCATCTCCGCGCGCAACATCTACTACCATTAAATAATTACATGTGGGGTCATACTCTTCCCATATCCAAAAATTACGATCAAATCCTGTACGATATTTAGGTTCTTTAATTTGAGTGAAGAGCCACTCCATACAATCGGGGTCAATAACAGTTTCGCCTGATGTGTTAAAGTTGCATTGAAGCTCTTGGGCTATCTGTCTTTTGGACATGTTCTTTGTTTCTTTTTTGTACCATTCTTCATCTCGATCAGGATGTACATCCCACATGAGAGTAGTTAAATTAAAATTGTTGGTTCCTGCGTCTGCGTCGGAGCACGTCTTATGAAACCAATTTCCCACTCCATTTGGAGTTGACAGGGCAACACATCGACCACCAGTTGAAAGAGTAGGATACAGGCCCGTCCACAAGTCTTCAAGATTCTCAATGTGCGCAGCCTCGTCAAGAACCAAAAGCGACAAGGCTTCCGAACGACCAGCATCACCAGAGGTTGAAGCCGCTTTAATTGAAGATCCATTAGAAAGTTCAAAAGAAGTTCTGTTGTCCACATCGATAGTGGCGATTTTTAACCAATCAGGAATGTTTCTCATGATGCCTTTTACTTTCTTTACCAAGTTTCCTGCGGTTGCAAACTTTGTTGCCATTACAAGAATGGCCTTATCGCGGTGGAATAACATCATCCATACGATATATCCAGCAGTAATGGTAGAAATACCAAGCTGCCGTGCTTTTAAAATAACATTAAAGCGATAGTCATTAAAGTTTTTAAGAAGATCATCCTGAAAATCATACGTATCAAATAAAATCAACCCGTGCATCGGGTGAGATATACGGGCATACGTTGTTAAAAAGTAGGATGGGTCTTTACCGCACTTTAATATTTCTTTTACTTTTTCCTTTTTTGATAATTGAAAACTCATTAGTCA